TGGCTTTTACTGTGATTGGTTCGTCTAATACTTATCAAAGCTATCTGTGACTGGCTTGATATTGATTATGACGAGATCAAGGACAAGCTGCCGGCAAAGGAAGAAGACGATACGAAAAAAGCGCAGGATCTGTTGAAAGAGGTAAATGTAGAGACTGGTGGTGAAGAATAAAGATGGAGAATGTAACATATTGCAAAATAGATAGCAATTTGAGAAAGATTACACTTCCGGGAAATGAGAAGATACTCGGAGTATATCATGATAAAAATGTGACAAGAAAGCATTTTAAAATGCCGAGATATTATCAGGATAATGACATGTCTGAGTTCAGCATAAAGGTCAATTATGTGAATGAGGACAAGGAAACAGATTGTTATGCTGTCGATGACTTAGCTGTGACCGATGAAGATTATATCACATTTTCATGGCTTGTAGGTGCTACAGCTTGCAGAGTGCCTGGCATGGTTGGATTTGTGATCTGTTTTACTAAGGTAGATGAAGAATCAAGTATAATACAGGAATACAATACAGAACTTGCAGTTGGAAAGGTTCTTGACGGTTGCGAACTTGGAAAGGCAATAGACAGTGAACAGGAGAAAGACATCATTGCACAGTTTATGAAATATTTGATTAAGGTCGATCCTACTTTGTCCATATCCGGTGAAGCGGCAGATGCAAAGATTGTTGGTGATCGGTTAAAAAAAATAGAAGAAACGGAAGAAAATCTAAAAAAATCTGTCAGTGATGGAAAGAGTCTCGTTGCATCTGCCATCACTGAAAAAGGTGTTGAGACGGCGACAGATGCGACATTTCAAACCATGCACGATAACATATTGAATATTAAGAGTGGTGGAAGTGGTAGCTATGTAATTGCTGATAACAGCTTAGACAATCCACCGCTTGTATCAAAAGATATGTTTATGATTAAAGATTCAATGATAGAATGTTCAGCTTATTTAGAGGAGGTAACACAATAATATGGTATTAGATAATTATATTAAATATATATACGGTTCAACCGTTCGTGATACTGGTGATTCTGGTGTAAGAGAGCAGATGGAGCCACATCTCAAATCACTGACAGGGGAGGAAAATTATATATATCCTGGTTCCAGAAACACTTTTGTGAATTTTGCCGCCTGTAGAAATTTAATATCGGAGCTTTATACGTCAGATTATGGGCAGTTTTGTCTTGCCCTTGGTACAAATGATACAGCCCCAACCAAGGGTGATTATGCGTTTGCGAATGAGATAACAGCATTAAATAGAGACAGCTACTCAATGGATACAGTCGGTAAAGGAAACAAAACTGTACTAAGGATTACAAAGACAGTATCCAATCCAACTACAGAGGATATTATTGTAAAAGAAATTGGTCTTATAGTTAGCTTAAGCAATATGGGAACGGAAACGCAGAATTTAGCTTTACTTGCAAGGGAATCGTCTCATCATCAAACATGCTTGCAACATCGAGTATTGTATTGATCTCTGTCTGCCTTACCTGAGCCTCTGTAAGCTCTATCTGTGCATTTTCCTGAGCGTTGCTCATTATCTCGTGAGCGAACTCAAAATGAACATCCTCAGCCTTGTATGCCTTATTCTCAGCCTTATTTATCTCGTCAACAACTATCTCTACTATCTTCCTCAAGAACTTTCTAAGAGCTTTCTCTATCTTTTTTGCCTTAAGGTCAAGGAGCGAATAAGCCGCCTTGATAGCTATATTCGTAGTGGCTGATGTATCCTTGAGACCGGCGGTGTTCAACCCCATGCCGAACCTGTATATATTCTTTTCATCAAGCTCCAGTTTTGCCTGTCTTGCCTGGTATGGGACGTCAACAGTCTTGACATCTACGTCACCATCCTCACCTACACCTATGATCTTCTTTGTTTTGAGGTTTGTCTGAAGCTCATTCAGGTTGTCTCCCTGAAAGCCTTTGATAGCATATAGTGGGGAGTCAAAGTCTATGAGGTTGTTTGACAGGCTTGAGGCCATCAGGTCGTAGTCATCTATAAGTTGTTTGACAGGCTTAAGACTTGAGAACTGCTTCTTGTTGTTATCCAGCCGGAAGAATGGAATATAGCCAAATCCATCAAAGTAGGTGGCCTTATCTCCATTATTCTTTGTGTAAAGTACATGAGGCTTTGGGTTGATTGGTTCAGTATCATCTAACACCACCGCCCCATTATTAACCTGGACATAATAATATGTCTGCTTATCATCCCAGACCTGTATTCTCTCGATGGTCTTGTGTACTTTGTCTATCCTGTCTGTATAGTGGTATATCGTGTATGCACAGCCATCGTCCGTGTCCTTGGCTCTGACCTCAATAACTCCGATACTGTCAGCATTGGCAAATGACATCATATCCTTGGCATTCTTGTATGCGTACATATACGCAAAGCCTTTGACCTGCATATCTGTGATGGTGTCGGAGAACTCAGACATGAACTCATCATTGTTGTTAAAATACTTGTCCATGTGCTTCTGCAGTTCAGTGTCGTTGGACTTTACAATGCCATCCCCTGAGAGGATATACTGGGTGCACTGGTCAACCAGCTCTGTGAAGAATGGATGTGGTATCTTCACGTTGCTTCTAGTCTTGTCCTCTACCAGTTCGCCGTCCGCATTGTAGTAAAACAGTCTATACTTCTTTATGTCGTGATCGCCATCATAGTAACGTTCGCCTATTCTGGCGAATCGTTTTTTATCAGACGTTTTGTCACTGTCTATCAGCTCTTTTATTTCATCAATAGTTAGCATCTTTTTACCTCGCTATACCAGCCATGTTCCCTTCGGCTTATCATTCTCATATACACCAGTCAGAGCATCGGGCGCATCATCGTGTGCATTCTTACCCTCTTTCTGATACTTCCTTATTGCTTTTGCAAAGTCTGGCCATCTGTCTTCCCAGTTCACCGGAAAGGCTACATTCTGCATTACTCCTGTACTGTTCGACAAGATTCTTGATGTCTTATTCTTTGATTGAAAGAACCACTGTATTTTAGTGTGGGTATTCCCTAATGCTTTCAATTCTCTTATTACATTCCTGCTGAATCCACGACCGCCATTGTTACTTTCTATCAAAGCATTACCGACATTATTCTTAGTCAACATCTGAGCTGTCGCTGGTTCAGTCACTTCCATAGGTGCCTTTGTATATAAGACATCAATTATGTAGTATGTACTCTCATACATGCCATAACAAATAGAACACATATAATCACTACCTGTGTCCGCTGTATCTGTATAATTCAATATATATTTGAACAGGCTATTGCCCTTATTATCCCTTGGAATATCCGTATACGTCTTGATATGGCTGTATAATCTGCCTTTGACATCTATAGGCTCCTGCTGGTAATTTGCAAGGACTATATCCTTGTTCATATTCTTGGTCTTTATCTTGTAATCCTTATATGACAGGATCGCCTCACAGAGCATTGTCCCATCGTCTTGTACTGCCTTGTAATTGATATGTACTACATCGTCATAGTTTGCAAGTACATATCCGGCTAAATCCTTTGTTGACCATCTTGTCATTATTATGATGATCTTGAAATCATTTTCAGTTCTGGACAGCATTGTATTGTTGAACCAGTCAATCTGCTTCTGCAATACTGATTCATTGTAGGCTTCCTCACTGTTCTTGATAAGATCATCTATTATCATGATATTACAACCAAATCCGGTTGCGGTACCTGTCGGAGAGGTGGCAAGATAATTAGCCTGTTGGCTACCCTCAAGGCTCCATTTCTGTGCTGCAGCCTCTCCGTATTTTATTTTTGTACCAGGGAAGATATCTCCATATGTCAGAATACCCTCTGTAGATTTTTCCGCAATCACATCCCTGACAGCCTTTGCAAAGGTTCCTGACAGGGTCTCATTATATGAGCCTGTCATAACCTTTTTATCTATACCATATTTACCGAATAGCCACTGGACAAATTTGGTAGCTGTTCGTGATTTTCCATGTCGTGGTGGCATATTTACAACCATTATCTGTTGTTCTGCATCTTCCACGAACCACTGTAGCTTATCTGCAAGATCATGCAGAAAGCCTCTGTCGTTACTATAGAAATCAGGAGAAGTCAGCTTGCAATACTGCCAGAACTCTCTCCTTGATAGCTCTATCTTTAGCTGTTGCTGTAATAAAGGGTCATGTCTATCAAACGTCATCAATAAGTTTCTTCAATTCTTCGGTTGTAAGCCCCTCAAATGCATTTGGTGTGGTATTCTTCACTTCCACCTTTTCTGTGAACATACCCAAATGCTTACCCAGGAGCTCCAATGCCTGTATCTTGCTGTAAGGCTTTATTTCAAAGCCATCTCGACCCTTTTTTATCACTGCAATAGCTTTCTTCTGATCCTCTGTCAGATCATCTGTCAGAATGGGCTCTACTGTCCTGTATTTCACCTGATTGCCGTCCTCGTCAAGTACCGGGACCATGTTTCCATCAACCTCTACCATAGCGTCCTTTTCAACCACTCTTTCATAGTCAGATGCTTTTGCAAATGCAATCAGTGCCAGTTCTCGTAGTACACTGTCCTGAGTAATCTCTGTGCGTTTTTCACGCTCTTTCTGACGTTCCTGAATATATGTTTTGACGTTAGCATTTGTTAGCAATCTACTTGCATTAACTCTTGCGGTCTCATCCTTTTTCACAGATGGATAAGCAACCTTATAAGCTCGTGTGCCATTAAGGTCAATCAGGTATTCATCACAGAATCTCTGCTGTTTAGCTGTCAGTTTAGCCATAATGTCACACCTTCTTTCTATTTCTTTCTCACTCTCTTCGGGATCACAATCTTGTACAGCGGTTTACATACACTCTTTACTTCCCCACCCAACTTTATAGTCGGCTGAAGTTTGTATATCTTAGTGCACTTAACCATCACCTTTATCATGGCTATCGGTAATGCCAATCTACCAAGTACAGGATGTATGTATTCAAAACTATATTCAGGTCTCACGACCTCAAACCTTTTAATCTCACTCATATCACACCTCAAACAAAATAGCCCAGTGGCAAGAGATTATCATTCACATTAAAGGGGTGGGAGAGGGTTTGTATAACCACTGGGCATAAGAAAAGGGACACAACCTATGGCAACGGCTATGTCCCTTATGAATCAATATTTCATGATCCATCTTACAATACGACCATGTGTTTGTGCAATGCTTTTAGTGTGTTATAAATGTGCTAGATTTCAGATAATCGCTCCATGTCCTCTGGAACTCCTGCAAAGCCCATCCGTGAGCATGTCTTATCCAGTCATATGAGTATTCCATCTCATATGCAATATCCTTTAACGACTTGTAGTTTATGTACTTCTGATACAATATCTCCGTATACTTCGTATTACACAACTGGCACATCTGATGTACTGCTTTATTACGAAAATCTTCAAATGTTTTTCTGCGTTCATTTATCTCAGTTTCAAGGTCAACATATCTTCCTACTGTACGGCTCATAGTGTCTGACACGACACTGGACTGTACTCTCTCTTTTGAATAATCAAGTCCTCCCGGATTCATTGCAAGTTCTTTCATTTTGAAATACTCATTGCTTAACCTGTTCATGTAATCTTCAAGCATTTTGACCTGATTTAGATACTCTTTCGCTTTCACTGCCTCACCTCCTACTTATTTTCCCTGATGGAGAACTCTATTCCGGTTTCTTCCCTTAGTGCATCTATGAAATCATCCCAGATCACATCTCCATCACATATACACTCTGTCTTCAAATTGAATCGGTCAAAGAACTGTTTGATCCTTTTCTGACCAAATCCAAACTCATCTCTCAACACCATACAAGACATTATCAGCACAGTATCGATCGTATTCATCTTGATCTTCTCAACTGATTCTTCCAGTTGTGCTTGATTGATCTCTAACGGAATGAACATAGCTCTCCTTACTGCAAGCTCTTTCTTAGCCTCTTCCATGCCCTTATCCTCGATTAGCTTCATGATCCATATTGCACCAGCCATTCTTGCCTCATGTAATTTTCTATCTGACTTAGCCATGATATATAACACTCCCTTATTTAGATACTAAACTCCATATGCAAATATTTTCCCGAATACTCGGTTTCCCAGAAGTAATCTCCCATATACCAATCTTCACCCATACAGGTCTGATCACACCATTCCTTGCGCTCTTCTGTTCCCTGCTTGTTTCCAGTGTGATAGTCAACTATATCAGCACCATCAACGTCCATGCCGTCAAGATCAAGATGTTCTTTCATCCATTCTTTTATCTCTTCATTAAGTCTATTTCTGAGTTCAATTTTATCCACTATATCTTTTTGAATTTTCTTCATTTACCTCACCTCACTTCTGATCTGATCCGTGATGCGCTCCCACTCACGGATGAATCTGAACGCCCATAACGCCGGATATTTCGACCTGCCAAGTTTATCTGATATTTGGCTTGCACGGCTCCAATCCGGATCACTTGCTATTTCTGTTGCAACTCTTGGCATATCTTACACCCCCATTTCACAGTTAGCAGGAATCTCACTTAATAGGCATCCAGCTCGGTTATAAAT